ATTCGGATCGGCTTGTTGGTCGGCCATTAAAATACACCGCCGCTAATCAACCCCGCCGTAAATGTGCCAGCGGTGTTTACCTGTAAACTTGAAGGGTTAGTACCGTCAAAGCGCATAATTTGTGTGCTATTTGCAGTTAGTCCTAGTACATGGTTACCGACCAAATACATGCCAGTAGCAGGATCAGAAATAAAAGAAAATGGTGGAACTGCTGCAGATCCATTAACCGCAAAAAATGCGTTTGTGGCAGACTGTGTTAAGGAGTATATGTTAACCCCGTCACTTAGTACTGTTGAAATAGTATTTGGTGGAACTGGGAATGGTGTTGAGCCGCCAGTAACTAAGAAAGATAGGTCAATTGCAGTATTGTTTACCAGAACATAAATTTGGGTAATAGCTGGCAACGTTACATTTAATAGCGCTGTTCTAGTGCCAGATAATGCAACGTATGTTTGCACAATTGGTGCATAGGATACTAAATTTAAAGTACTACCTATAATTGCATCTACGTCATACGTTGACGCTGTAAAGGTAACACTAGAAGGATTTGCTAAGCCAACGGTAAAGAATGTTGGGATTGGGGCATTTGCGTCATATAACAAAAAGCCAGAATCGCCAGGGTTAACTGTGATACTAGCCGAGTTGTTAATTTGAGCGGTACCTTGTGGCTGAATTGTCAACGAACCAGTACCATTATTTCTAAAACCAATCCACCAGCCGATACTTAATCCTGTAATACTAGGCAATGTCCAAGTTGAATTACCACCTTCCCAAACAAAGGTTGTTGCGCGACTAGCGTCGTTTAGTGTCGGTACAGATGTAATTTGAACGGGATTACCAGTAACAGCCAGTTTAGCGACACCGGATACGTTAACTGTGGTTAAACCATAGCCCGCCAATGTGGCTGCGTCAACAGCAGATGTGCCAGCGCCAAAGGTAACATTCTGCCATACACCGTCTGGTGTTGAGTTATCTGTTAAATAAAAATATACAGCAATCCCAGGGGCAATAGTAACACTACGGTCACCAGAGTAATCCACCACAACAAACGAGTTGGCGCCGAAGTTACGAAACAGAATGTCAGTACCAACAGAGCCTTGATCAGCTTGCGGTAAACTGATTGCTAAACCAGAAGTGCCTGGGGTGCAGTCAATAATGCGGGCGGCAGGAACTTGCGTAGGATTTACAACTGCCGGCCAGTATAGCTGAACGTTTGTAGCAAACTGTAAATTATAATACGATACGTCTGTTGGTACAACAACGGTACCAGTAAACGGCGATGTAAATGTAGTGGACATGTATTAAGGTTCCTGAATCGTTGTATTGCGATCGACGCGGCGAGTGTTGTCTTCTTTTTTGAGCGCAGCAAGTGAATCGGTGTAGTAGCTTTTCCAGACCGGTAATTTGTCTAGTGCTTTTAAATATCCCTGCGCCTGCAACAATGTGCCGAACAACATGGCTTGTGGGCACTCACGGGTAAATAGGTTTTGTTGGTTGCTTGTATCTAGTGGTTGAATTTCACTGTAGTAGATAATTTCAAGTGGATATGCTTGGTCTGGTTTTGGAGCAAAAGCAAAGTTGTTGTAATCATACTCAGCATAATACTTTGGAGCGCCAGCAGAAGATTCGTTTTGATATTGAGCCACATAGTCTTGTGAGCGCATTAACATTGGCTGACCATTTGTTTTCATGGAGACTGTTTTTCTCCAACGGGCAGGCTTATTAAGTACCACTTGATTTTGTTCTAATGTAGTTTCCACAACAGTAAGCTGCAACAAAGTCTTTAACTCTGCAGCAATAGCAGACTCTGCCAAACCAATTAAATTAGGAATTTGGGCAATAAACTGTTCGTCGTTACGTTCCATGTAGTTAATAACATCCTGTACCAGGTTGTTATACGTCATTTGATATGCGCCAGCCATGATTACCTTGTATATGGTGCTATGTTAGGTTGGAAGTAGATTGGTGACTTATCACGGTCTTCATCTTCAAACTCGGTACGTGCTTGTAGTGCTAATTTTTCCAAGTACTGAACACGATTTAAGTCAACGCCAGGAAGTTGCACAGATATTTTGTGTGACAGTGCTGCTTGAACGTAAGGTATTACACGATCTGGAATGTACAATTCGTTTGTCAATGACCCAACGTCTTGTGGTTGAATATCCAGAATGAATTGAAATACTTGGAAGTTATTGTTTGGTACTGGCCACAAATATAATTGTGGATCAATCTGACGATTAAACCAGTACTGAAGTGAACGTTGACTTTGGAATTGCTTGTTTGGAAGGCTCCAGTAGTCAGAGCGGTTCAAACGAGCCATTGGAATGACCTGTTGACTTTGTGCAAATTGAATGGCACGAAGTGAGAATGTTGTTGCGTCTCTGTTCTTAAGACGGAAGTAGTAGAAGTTCTGTGTGGCGTTGATAGTGAAGTAAGCCCACTGACGATCTGCTAAAGTCTGTGTTGGAAATGATTCCCATACGTCCCAAGTAATGCCATCATTACTTACTTCAAGGTCCAGGTTATAGTCTGTAAGACCAGCTGGGGAATAAGCATTAAAACCAACATAAAAAATACGAGTGCCAGGGCTGTAAGAAGCGCCAAACCAGTTTTTAGCGAGAGTGGAAGTTGCATGAAGGTTTAGATCCGAGTTAACAGACTGGTTAAACAGCGCTGGTGAGTCTGCATTATCTAACGGCAACGCTGCTGTAATGCTTGGGGTTACAGCATAAACCCAGTTGGCCTCTAACACATCAACGCAGTTAGCTGGCATGGTCAACCACTGCTGGTCAGTCTGCGCACCCATCACTACGTTCTGTTGCAACCAGATGTTAATACCACGGTTGGCGGAGTTCTGAAGGATGTAGAATAGCGCCTGTTTACCAGCGTCAGAATACTCTGGCGTGATTTCTTCCGCAGTTCTTCCTGCGTCGCGATACGCATAAGAAATTAACTGGTCAACCGTTATCTTGGTCTTGTTATATGTACCGGAGTATGCCACTTAGCGTCCTCTTCCAGCTGCTCGCTTAGCTACTTTGTTTGGTAATTTGTTTGAAGCAGGACCAGCCTTAACAAACTCTTTGCCTACCTTTTTAGGAATACCAAGAGTTGACTTACCAGCGGCGGCTGCGTACATTGCACCCTGTTGGGCTTTTGATTTAATTGGCATTTAGTAACCTACTCTTAAGTTTGGGCCACGGCCAGGTTGATATGCTGTCCCTGGAGCTGCAACGCCCATAGCGCCAGATGGATTTGCTTGACCAAAGCCAGGTTGTGGTTGCGGCGGAACTGCACTATTTACTGGACCACCTACTTGAAATTTTGCGGCGCTTTTCTTTTTAGCGCCGCTTAGCACTTTTTTGCTACTTTACCACCGCGCTTTTGTGTTGGGATTGCACCAGCTGGGCTAACGCCTCCGGGTGCTTGCATTGGAGCTGGAGCTGGAGCTGGAGCTGGAGCTGGAGCTGGGGTTGGTGGCTGCATTGGAGCGGGTGGGGGTGTTAGTCCAGCTGCTGCTGGATCTTGGCTAATGAGTTCACCCTGATTTGATGGTGATAACAACATCGCACGCTTCATCTTTTCCATTTGACGACGCTTTTCTAGCGGTGTTAAAGTAACAGCGCTGCCGTCGGCGCCACTATACTTTTTTACTTTTCCACCTTTTTTGTAGGCGTCTGGGCCTTTAGCACCAGATGGAGCAGCAGCTTTTTTACCGGACTGTTTGCTCTTAATAATCTCTACAGCGTCGCCAGCTGGTTTGCTTTTTTCTTTTTCTACGTCAGATCCAGCAAAGTTAGGCTTAGTGGCAGCTTTAGAAGGGGCAGCAGCTTTAGCTGGCTTAATGTCCTTAGTCTTGCGAATGTTGTCCAAGTCACCAGAAGATTTCTTAGCACTGTACTCGTTATCAACAGATCCGCCGACCTTGTATTTCTTAACTGTGCCACAATCTTTTTTAGCACGGCCACCTTTTTTGAGCTTAGAAAGGTCAGTCTTTTCACCTTTGTGCTCCTGTGCGTCGTGCATACCAATAGCCTTTTTGACAATTGCCTTATCTTGTGCAATGTCAGCAGAGTCAACAGTTTTACGGTCACGCTTGGTAAAGTTCTTTACCTCACGCTGAACTGTGCCGCCTTCTTTAAAATGTTGAATTTTTGGTAGTTTTTTAAAGCCGTCCATGGTATTCCTTTGGGTTAAGT